GAACTCGGTGGCCTAGCTGGATCTGAGGCCGTTGGAATAGCAACGCGGCCATTTAGGCGCGGCGCAGCGTCACCCAGGAGCACAAGCGCTCCCACGCAGACGGTTGACGATCTGACACGCGGCGCAACGCAGCCAGAACAACTCCCGTCCTTACCCGCTGATTATCGCTCATATCCGTCAATCCCATCAGAGGCGCGCGGCGCAGTGCAGCAAGCCTTTATAGCAGATAGAGCCTTACGTGGGCAAGGGTTACCTGCCAAGGAGGGCGCATCGGCAATCAAGCAAAGTCTTGCAAACCAAGGAGTTAACGCACCTGTAACGCCGAACCGTGTCGCTGCAACCAATGCAGCGGTGGAGCAGTTTGTTGCAGCTTACGGAAGACTTCCGACTGCTGCAGAATTCAGCCGCGTATTCACGAACAGAACGCTCGCCGCACCAATTGCGGCGTTTGGTTCTAGTGCGGCAATGTATGATCAAGATGCTTTCGGCGGTGGCTTCTGATGCCTGATACCATCGCCTTCGCCGAATGGACGCCGGACCTTCCCAGCCGCAAGAACGGCGCAATGGAAGCGCTCGGCGTGGTCTCGATCGCCGGCCATTATGCGCCGTTCCGCGCCTTTACCGACTACGGCGGGGCCAATGCTGCAACGGCTGGCATCTGCCTCGGTTTGAAGGGCGTTTACGACAGCAACGGCGACGGGTTCATATTCGCGGGCGATGCCACCAAGCTCAATCTGCTCGTGTCTCGCGTGGCAACCGACAAGAGCAAGTCGGGCGGCTACTCGCTCGGAACCGAGGATTGGTGGCAGTTCGAGCAGTTCGGCGACTACGTGGTCGCTGTTGCCCGTGCACACGCGCCGCAAGTCTACCAGCTCGGCGTTTCGTCGGCGTTCGCCAATCTCGCAGGATCTCCGCCGCAAGCAACGAGCGTTGCCCGTATCAACGACTTCCTGATGATGGGGAAAGATTTCACGGTCTACTGGTCCGCATTCAACAACATCACCGATTGGACGCCTAGCGCTACCACGCAATCTGGAACGCAGCTGCTCGACCAGGCGCAAGGCAAGATCCAGTGCATTGTCCCTGGTGAATATGCGGCAATATTCCAGGAACGCGCGATCCGGCGCGCGGTTTACGTCGGCCCCCCCGTGATCTGGGATTTCGGACAGGATGCCGTCGAGACGAAGCGCGGCGCGATCGGTCCCAATGCGGCCGCACGGTTCGGCGGGAGCGTGTTTTTCGCGGCCGACGACGGGTTTTACGTGTTCGACGGCAACTCGAGCACGCCAATCGGTTCGGGCAAGGTCGATGCCTACTTCCAGCGCCGGCTCAACTACGGCTACCGCCATTGGGTGCAGGTCGGCATCGACACGATCAACAAATTCGTGGTGTTCGGCTTCCCTGCGGGCTCGTCGTCCACCATTTCTGAGCTTCTGATCTACTCGTTGACGGATGGCCGGTGGACACACGACGAGGTTGACCTCGAGGTGATTGCCGACATGCCGGTGGAAGCGCTGACGGTCGACAATTTCGAGCTTTACGAGCCGTCAGACGATCTCGACTCGTCCAATCTCGATTCGATCAACATCGACAGCAACGTGTTCGACGAAAAGCGGCGTTTGCTGGCCGGCGTTACGATCACTAATCACCGGATCGGGACGTTCACGGGCGGAAACCGGCAAGCCATCGTCGAGACCGGGGAATTCGAGCCGGCTGCTGGTAAACGCGCGCTGGTGACGGAAATCTGGCCGGTGGGCGACTTCGAGGCGGCCAATATCTCGGCCTCGGTCGGCTATCGCCGGGCGCTTCCGGGTGCGTCGGTGGCCTACACCCAAGCTACGGCGATGAACCGGGTAGGCTACTGCCCCCAGCGCATGGATGCGCGGTTTCTCAGGGCACGACTGAACGTCTCGGCGGGCGCAATCTGGACGCGGCTCGAAGGCGTGCATCATACCAGCATTTTGACAGGAGGAAGGTGATGGCGAACGGCAACATCTGGCCATCGCCGAGCGGATCGGGCCAACAGCAGCTCTACGACTTCTGCAAGCGGCTCGCGCTCCTGCTCACGACAGAGACCTACAAGGACTACACCACGCGCTCGATCACGCTGACGGCCGGAACCACGACCAGCGTTGCCTGGGCCGGCATGAGCGCCGATCACCGCGTCTCGATCACGCCGACGAGCTCCGCCGCAGCCGCATTGAGCCCCTATGTCTCAGCCCGAACCGCAGGAACCGGATTCACGCTCACCCATGGCGCTGCAGCCGGAACCGAAACCTTCGACTGCATCGTCATCCGCTAGGCTGATCCCGGTCCCGGCGCCGCGCGTGGATCTGGTGTGGCCGTATCTGGTGGGGTTCATCGACGCCGCAGTCAAGGCGACGGCAAGCGTACAGAGCGTCGAGCGCATACGAGAGAAGATTGACGCCCGCGATATGCAGCTTTGGGCCATCCGAAGGGGGAGCCGAACAGTCGGCGCGGTGGTGACTGAGATCTATGACACGGCAGCAGGGAAAACCTGCGGTGTTCCATATCTCGGCGGTACGGGGATGGTGGATTGGCTGCACCTGCTCGACCAGATCGAGGCATGGGCCAAGGCCAACGGGTGCGTCAGAGCTGAAAGCGTCTGCAGGGTTGGTTGGGAGCGCGCGTTGAAGCGTTTCGGTTGGGAAAAGATCACGATCACGGTGGCCAAAGCGCTATGACGACCTCGAAGACGACGCAGAGCGAAAACAAGACCCAGAAGACCGACCCATGGGCACCCGCACTTCCGAGCGTCGAGCGGGGCTTGTCGGCGGCAAACGACGTGTTCACGCAACGGCAAGGGCAACAGTTCTTCCCAGGCCAGACATACGCCAATTTCGCCCCTGAAACCGAGCAGGCGTTGTCCGGCATGGCCAATCGCGCGCAAGCGGGCTCGCCCCTGGTCAAGAGCGCTCAGGGCATGGTTGGGGATACGCTCAACGGGAACTATCTCAGCGCTGGCAACCCGTACTTTTCGCAGATGTCCGATCGGATCACCTCCGAGGTGCTGCCCTCGATCACGTCGCAATGGGCCAAGGCAGGCCGCGGCACGGGCAACGGGCAAGTGGTCGAGGCTGCATCACGCGGGCTCGGCGATTCCATCGGGCAGCTGGCCTATCAGAACTACGGCCAAGAGCGATCGAACCAGATGCAGGCGGCCAACATGGCGCCGACGCTGGCAAATCAGGACTACGCCGACATGGAGCGGTTGCTCGGCGTCGGGCAGATGCGGCAAGACCAGACACAACGCGGCATCGACGAGCAGATGGCACGCCATCAGTATGCCCAAGACCAGCAGGCCAACGCGTTGCGCGAGTTTCAAGGGTTCACGAACCCGGTTGCTCAACTCGGACAGACCTCGACCAGCCAGGGCACGACGACGACGCAGCAGCAGCAGAGCCCGGCACAACTTGCCATCGGCGCCGGCATGATGGGCGCTAGCATGATGACCGGGGCGGGGCCGCTGGCTGGAATGATGGGCGGCATGGGCGGTGCAGCGGGCGGCGGTCTCAGCGCTGGCATGATGCAGGCGATGCAGAATAACCCGCAGATGCAAGCGCTCGCGTTCGGGCGCCGATGATGGGTCTTCTCCCCGAATTCAACACGCGCGTTCGGGCATTGATGGCGGCGGCAAAAGAGGCCGGCTACGATCCCCGCATCACGTCGGGATACAGGTCGGATGCCGATCAGCTTCGAGCTATCGACAGCGTATCGCGCAACGTCAACGGTCGGCCGGCGTCGTTCGTCGAATACTCGCGCGGCATTCCAGGCTATGCGGCACCGGTCGGGAAAAGCAACCATCAGCGCGGCGAGGCGGTGGACTTCGGCACCGGTCCCTCACTCGACTGGATGAGGCAGAACGCGGGCGCCTATGGTGTGCAGTTCCCCTCGAGCCTCGCCAAATCAGACCCGGTTCACGCCGAGGTTGATCCCAACTTCTGGGGGCCGGTGCAAGACCCGAACGACCGCGGCGCACCGGTTCAAGTCCCCGCATCAGCGCAGCCCGACCCAGCCAAGACCGCGAACTATCAGCCTAGGCGCGGCGGCATGAGCGCGGCACAGCCGATGATGGCGCTCGGCGGTCCTAAAGACGAACCCACAGGAGGCCAGCCCATGGCGCTGTACGATCCGCAGAACCAAGGCTTCAGCCTCGATAATTGGGTGTCGTCGCCGCTGTTCCAGATGGGCGCGGGCGTGCTCGGCGCTCCCAACATCGGTCAAGGTCTGATGCAGGGATCGAAGGCGGCAAGCGACTTCGCATCGGCACGGCAGAAGCAAATGCGGGAAAACGAACTGTTCCCGCTGCAAAAGCAGCAATTGCAGGCTGAGCTTACCAAGGGCGCTGAAATGCTGCCTCTGCAGAAGCAGCTCATGCAAGCCCAGATCACCAAAGCCGCAGAGCCGCCGTCGAGCGACGACATTCGCGAATTCCAGTTCGCTAAGAAAGACGGGTACACGGGCGGCTTTTCCGACTGGATGAAGCAAAAGCGCGAGATGAACGGCCAGACGGCGCAGCAAGTCACGTGGGGCACCGACGCTCAGGGCAACTACGTGGCGATGCAGGCCAGCCGGGATGGCAAGCTGGTGCAATCGCAGCTACCGCAAGGCGTGGTTCCGGTTCCTGCCGAGGTGCTGGCCTATCGCAAGACGCAAGCCAATCAGCAGGGCGAAGCGAGCGGCAAGGCCAAGGCCAATCTGCCCGTCGTCGAGACGAACGCGAAACTGATGAAAGATGCGCTCGATGCCGTCGAGAACGATCCGTATCTTCCGACGATGACCGGCTTTGCGGCCAACTACCGGCCAAACCTCTCACAAAGCGCCGTGGCATCGCAAGCCCGCATCGATCAGGTGCAGGGCAAGGCGTTCCTCCAAGCCTTCGAGGGGCTTCGCGGCGGCGGCGCGATCACCGAAGCGGAAGGCGCGAAAGCAACGGCCTCGATCTCGCGTCTGCAGGCGATGGCGGTGGGAACAGAGGAATACAAAAAGGCGCTCGCCGACGTGCGCAAGGAAATCGACGCGCTGGTTGCGCTCGCGCGTCAGAAGGCCAGCGCTCCCGAGCCGTCCTACACTGTGCGCCCCGGTCAACGTCCAGCGCAGCAAGGCCAGCCGCAACAGAATGACGGCTGGATGGACATCAACGGCGTCAGGGTAAGGAAAGCCGACTGATGGCCAAATACGAAGTCGAAGCCCCGGACGGCGGCAAATATGAAGTCGAGATGCCTGATGGTCTCTCGCCGGAAGCTATGCGCTCCAAGCTGGAAGAGACGTTTACCGCGCTCGGCATCAAGGCTAATCGAGTGGACAGCACGGCCGGCAAGTTCGCCGCTCCCGCCGTCGCCCCGAAATATCCAGGGCTAGATTTCTCTCAGCCAGTGCCCCAGGTGCGCGCGGCTATCCAGGCCATGCCGGAAACGGATCGGAAAGGGGCGTTCAACGAGTGGGCCAAGCAATACGTCGCCAAGGAACGCGCTGGCGGCGGGATCATGCAGGGCGTGCGCGACTTCGGGCGAAATCTGGCTCGAGGAACGCCGGTCGGATCGTGGCTGGACGAGGCCAACGCCAAGACGGCCAATCTGGTCTCAGGCACGCCCTACGACGAGGCGCTGGCCTACCAGCGGGCGACAGACGAGGCGATCGACAAGGACAGCACGAAGTTGACCACGCTTCCCCTCATCGGTGACGTGACAGCGGGCGGCGTGCAGAAGGTGGCTGGCGGCGTTCTGTCGGCTCCCGTGTCGCCCATGGTCAACCTGATGCGCGGCGGCACGATGCTGCCCCGTGTGGTCAATTCTGCGGCCACGGGCGCGGCTTACGGTGCAGGCTACGGCGCTGGCGAGGGCGACACGTCAGGCGAGCGCATGGTCAATGCCACGGTCGGCGGCGGTATCGGTCTCGGCCTCGGAGCTGCTATGCCACCGATTGCGCAAGGCGTTGGCCGGCTGCTGAACCGTGAAGCCAAGCCGCAAGGGCCGCTTGCCGGCATGAACCGCGATTCCGTCGATTTCGTCAGTGACGCCATGCGGGCGGATCGGGTGACGCAAGTTCCAGACAGGCTTCAATATCCAGAAACCATGATCGCGGATCTCGGACCGAACCTGCAAGGCTATGCCGGCGCGGTAGCAAGGAACCCGGGAGAAGGTCAGACCATCGTCAAGAATGCGGTAGGCGCAACGGTCGGTGAAGGCAGGCGGGGCGGTGCGGCGCAGCGCATCACTGGGGCCGTCGATGAAGCCATGGGGCCGGCGCAAAACCTCATTCAGCTCGAAGACGATGTGATGAGGCAATCACGGGCAGCGGCTCGCCCCTATTACGAGCAGTTCAACAATACGCCGATTCAGCCCACGCCGCGGTTGCAGCAGTTCCTGGATTTCGCGCGCGAAAAGGGCATCGACAAGGCTGCTCAAGAAAAAATGCAGCGGGCAGCGCTGATCGACCCTGATGCGCCAGTCAGCCCCAACATGCTGTTGGAATACATCAAACGCGAGTTCGATCGGCTGGCGGATTATTCGGGGACGGCGACTGCCGGTCTTGATCGCGACGCAGCGGTTGACTACCGCAAACTGGCGGCAGGTTTCCGATCGGAAGTCGATGACATCCTGATACGACAGGATGCGGCGGCTCGCGGAGTCCCTGTCGAGCAAGGGAAAAGTTCATGGCAGGAAGCTCGCGCAAGGGCTGGCTCCGGTC